CCAATTAAGGTAGCAAGATTCTCTGAAGGTGATGGTACATTTAATTCAGACAATGAATATCTTACAATAATAAATACAGCAGCAGTAAAACGAGTAGATCTATTAGACTATTATGATTCTAGAAAAAATATACTAGACATAGAACGAAACACATTATTTTTATTAGCAGAAGAACTTAAAAGATTTAAAAAAGAAAAAGGTTTAAAAGATTTTAATGACTTACTAGAAGATTTTATTGCAAAAGAAAAACACAATAAGTTTGAGGTATTATTTATAGATGAGGCACAGGATCTATCTCTGTTACAGTGGGAAATGGTAAGAAAGATGTGGTCTAAAGCAGAAAAAACTTACATAGCAGGTGATGATGACCAAGCTATATTTAAATGGGCAGGTGCAGACGTAGATCACTTCATAGCACTCAAAGAAGAGGTTGATGACATACAAACATTAGATCAATCTTATCGTATACCTGGTGGACCCATACACGAACTATCACAAAAGATAATTGGTCAAGTACAGAATAGATTTGATAAAAATTATAAACCTAGAGAAGAACACGGAGTATTAAAAAGATATTCTGATATTACACAAGTAGATATGTCAGAGGGTAATTGGTTGGTGTTGTCTTCTGCAAATCATTTTTTAGATTCAGTAAAAGAAGTATGTGAACTACGTGGTTGGTATTATCAATTTAAAGGACGTAACTCTATACCACTTAAACTATTGTTAGCATTAAACAATTGGGAAGCTTGGCGTAAAGGTGCACAATTAAATCACCTGGAAATAAAAAACATATACGAATATCTAGGATCAAATGTACTAGAAGGATTTAGAAAAGGTAAAACATTACACGCAGATCAAAAATATTTAATTACAGAATGTAAAGCTGAACACGGTCTAGTTACAGACAATGTTTGGTACGAAGCATTTGAAGGATTAGATCCTATGACAGAGAATTACATTCGTAATATGAGGGCGAATGGTGAAACACTAAATAAAAATCCTCGTATAATAATGTCAACAATACACGGAGCGAAAGGAGGAGAAGCAGACAAAGTTTTATTGATGCAAGATATAACAAACGCAGCACTTGAAACAATGAGTTATGATCCGGATGAATTACATAGATTATTTTATACTGGAGCGACGAGAGCGAAGCGTGAATTGCATGTTTTGGACCCAAGAGACTTTGACAGAGCTTATATATTATGAAATGTTTCTACTGCAATGAAGATGTAATATGGCAAAACGATTTTGATATGGAAGATATAGATCCAGATTCACAATATAATATTGTTTCATATTATCAATGTAACAAATGTAACGCTTGGTATGAAGTATATACTGACAAAAAGGAGGAAGATGACCAATAAAGAAATATTTAAGAAAGCTACATATGATTCACTTGATAAGCAAGTAGGTGGAAAACACTATCAAAATATGAAAATTCAACCAGCAGAGTTTATAAATGAAAACAAGTTGCTTTTTGCAGAAGGCAACGCTATAAAATATATATGTAGACATTCTACAAAGGGAAAAGAGGAAGACGTGAAGAAGGCAATACACTATTTAGAAATGATATTGGAAAGGGATTACGAATGAGAAGTACCCAGATCCCGTTGTTTACTCCAGAAACGGAATGGGTCATGCCAGAAGAACTCAAAGATCTTCGAGGACATAAAGAAATAGCAATAGATTTAGAGACTAATGATCCACACCTTAAAGACCTAGGTTCTGGTAATGTTACTGGAAAAGGACACATTGCAGGCATTGCGGTGGCCGTAGAGGGCTGGTCAGGGTATTTTCCTATACATCACGAGTCTGGTGGTAATATGGACAAAAAATTGGTCCTATCGTGGTTACAAGATATTTGTAATCAACCTGATACTACCTTTATATTTCACAATGCAATGTATGATATCTGTTGGTTAAGATCAGCAGGGGTAATAGTCAAAGGTAAAGTAGTCGACACTATGATAGCAGCGTCTTTAATTGATGAGAATAGAATGTCTTATCAATTAAATACGTTAGCAAGATTTTATATAGGAATGGGTAAAGATGAGAGTATTCTTAACGCAGCCGCAAAAGAATATGGACTTGATGCAAAAAAAGATATGTGGAGATTACCTGCATTGTTTGTAGGTCAGTATGCAGAACGTGATGCAGAGTCTACACTTAAACTTTGGAAAAGATTAGAGACAGAATTATATCAACAAGAGTTGTGGGATGTGTTTAATCTAGAGACAAAACTATTTCCTTGTCTAGTTGATATGAGATTCAAAGGTGTAAGAGTTGATCTTGACAAAGCAGCAAATATCAAAAAAAATCTTATGGATCGTGAGTCTAAAATTGTAAATAAAATCAAGAGTTTAACAGGAGTTGACGTAGAAATACACGCAGCTCGAAGTATCGCAAAAGCATTTGATAAATTAAAACTCCCGTATGACAGGACAGAGAAAAGTAAAGAACCAAGTTTTACAAAAAACTTTTTACAAAACCATCCACACGAATTACCAAAACTAATCGCAGACGCAAGAGAGATAAACAAAGCTCACACAACTTTTATAGACTCAATAACTAAACACGCAGTTGATGGTAGAATACATGCAGACATAAATCAAATAAGATCAGATGCAGGTGGAACTGTGACTGGTAGATTCTCTATGAGTAATCCAAACCTACAACAGATACCTGCAAGACATCCTGAACTAGGACCAATGATCAGATCTATCTTTATTCCAGAAGAAAATACTACGTGGGGATCTTTTGACTACTCACAACAAGAACCAAGAATTTTAGTACACTACGCAAAGTTACAAAATTTATCTGGTGTTGATGAAATTGTAGAAGCATACAATGCAGGTGATGCAGACTTTCACCAAGTTGTTGCAGATATGGCAGGCATTGAACGTAAGCAAGCAAAAACAATTAA